CGGCCGTCGGCAATGTAGTCAGATAATTTCTTGCCTGTAAAAATGCCCTTGGTCATGCCGTCAAACATCACAAAAAGCGATGTCGGCCACTCCAGCGCCTTCTCGGGCGTGTTGGCGATCTTGTAGCGCTCGTAGTTGGCCTTCCACGTAAGCTGGACCAGCCCGCGCCCGTAATAGGGGTAATAAGGCTTCGATTTTAGATACGCCTGCGAGCCATACTCCTTGATAGGCTGCATCGTGTGCGCCGTCTCCCACTTGACCGTGGCGAGCATATAGGCGAGCTGGTCGTCCGTGACGCCGCGATAGTTGTCGTCGCGGTAGTTGATGATGTTCTCCATCCCGACGACCTGATCCTGCGTCAGCCTGCCACCGAACAGGCTGTTACGGACCTCGTCGAAGAAGATGGCCAGATTCATCGGTCAGCCTTTTTGGCGATCATGTCGCGGATCGTGTCGAGCTTGGCGAACACTTGGCTGAGCGTGCTGTTGAACTCGTCGCGGGTGACGTAGCGCCCGGCGACCAGCACCTCGATCTCGCCGACCTTTTCGGCTAGTTCCTTGTCGGCTTTCTGGAGTTCCTTCACGGCCGTCCAGACCGTGTTCAGAATCCAGCCGCCCAGCGCGCCTATAACGGCCACGGCCACATCAAAGAAGATCTGTGTTTCGCTCGTCATCGCCTCGCCATCGCATTTCGGTTTTCAGGAGCCATAACATTTTGAAAACTGACCGATCCGGCTACAGCCTGACGCGGCGCGGCTTTGACAACGCCTTGGCGGCGGCTTTTTGCACGTTCAGCTATCTCAGCCGTCCTGGCTTCATACTGTTTAGCTTTAGTTATGGCTTTGCTGAGTTCGGCCGGATCTTGCATCATCATGCCAATCTCAGTCGCCAGCTTCTCGTCAATTCTGCCCAACGACCGTTTAATAACCGTATTGGCGATTGTCCACGCGCGGTTAAGAAACGGAATGTTCATCGACGAAGCGATGCGCGCGGAGGCCAGCTCGTCCACTTCGGGCGCGGCCGCACGGCCCAGTCGGGCCTGTTCGTCGGCAAGTTTAGTGCGCCGGAACTCGTCGCGAATGTCGTTGACGACTTTCATATCTTCAGGGTCGAGTATGTCTTCCAGCTTGCTAAAGAACTGCTGCCCTGTAGCCTTTTTGATGGTGCGCGGCGCTTCTTCGACCGCCGTTGCGAATGCGCCCGCGCGTGTGGTTTCGCCAGTCAACGGCGCGGTGAGCGATTTCTGAAGCTGTTGAGCGACTTGCATACGGTTGATCGGCGCGCTTTGCGCGGCGTATTCCGCGCGCGCGCGAGCATACGCCGGATTTTTTTCCAGTTCGCTAATAAACGCTTTTCTAGTGTCACGAATGGCCGCGACTTCGGTAGCGCCGATACCAAAACTTTTTGGATCTCGAATCATATCGTCCAAAGCCATTTTAACATAATGGAGGCTTTGAACAGGATATTTGGCTATTTCTGCCGGCGTGATTTTCTGAATAGGGCGACCAAATTCGTCAAGGATCTTTGACTCGCTAATCGTTTCTGGCGTCGTTTTACCGATCTGAAATGGTTTAGCGCGCTCTTCGGCGATCTGCGCCGCGCGGCCAAAAGCCTTTTCCATTGACGGGCGGTTCATAATGTCTGTCAGTTCTGGCGTCTCTTGCATAACCTGCTTAAACGCGCGGCCATAATTTTCTTTAGCGGTTAGCCCCCGCGCTTCTTCAAGCGCAGCGAGTTCTTCTGGCGTGCCGGCTACCTGCGCTATGCGCTGCGCCCGCGACGCTTCCTGCGCCTGCCGCGCGGCATAGGTCGCTTCCGGCACAATCTCAGCGGCCTGTCTGGCAACGGCCTGCGCGCGAGGGGCGTTAACGTCCGCCAACGCTTGCGGAATCGACATGCCGGGCGCAGCCGCTTCGAGCGCAGGCTGAATTTCCGGTGCGCCAAACACGTCCGCTATCATGCGGTTGGCTGGCGATAACGCACGGCGCACAGGCGGCGTGGCGGCTTCAGCTAAAGCATTGACGGCGAAACGGCCCGGCGCGCGGAGAAGTTGCGCGCCTTGCAGCCCTAACATCGTAGAGACAGGCGCTTCAGCAAAAGTCTCTGCCGGGCTACGAAGAAACCGCCCCGCACCGCGAAGCATCTCACTACCGGCTGTTGATAGCGTCTGAAGCGGGCGCTCGCGCAGCGCTTGTCCGGCGGCACCTAAAGCTTCAGGGGTAAAGCCTTGCGCGACGTTCATAACGTCCTGCGGAAGATTGCCCGCCACACGCTCGGCATAGGCCGCCATAGGATCGTAACCCTGCGCCTGAAGATTGGCGGGCGCGGGCGCTACAGGTTTTGTAAAATATTCTTCTACCGCGCCAAAAAAGCCGGGTTCGGCTTTAGGCGGCGTTTGTGTCGGCGCAAACTTACTGACATCATAGCCGCTGGCGCGCAGTTTGGCCATGAGCTGTGACTTGGTCGTCCCTTCAGGAACGCCTTCGATGACAGTGCCGTCGGGCAGTTCAACGTCCATTAGTCACCCAGATCCATAAATTTGATGCGCTTGCGTTCAGCCGGCTTTTCAGCAGGAGCAGTCATCTCACCAGCTTTACCGCGCGGAGGCGCAGCCGCCGGAGTAGGTAAATCAACGTCAGCGTATCGGGCCAAACGACGTTTGACTTCGTTCCATGCCCTTAACCGAGCGTTCGAGCCGACTCTGGGATTGGCAATATCACCCAAAGCCTGCTCGATAAACTCACGGTCTTTATCGGATATTTGCGCCCCGAGACTGCCGCCCAGTCTGGCCAGAACGGTATCATTCAGAGTAGTCTTAAGCGCGGCTATAGCTTCCATTCCCTCGGTAGCCTCGCCGGTCATATATTCAATAGCCCCTGCAATACCAGTCTGTAGACCGCCGCTCGTAGACTGGCGGATAAGATCCGATACGCGGTCATTTCCGGTATCGGGGTTAATTGCTATATCCTGAAGCGTCTCTAGCGCCGCTTTCTGTTGTGCGGCCTTTTCAGTGCCGATAGCAAAAGTGCGCTTAGGCTTCAGTTCCATAGACGGAACCGGAGGCAACGGCGCGGGCGCGGGTATAGGCGCAGGTGCGGCCATAGCATTAACGGGCGCAGCCATCGCATTAATAGGCGCGGTCGGCGGAGCCATCATATTGATCGGCGGCTGGATTTGCGGGCCGCTCATAAACTCAGGCGAGCCCATCGCCGCGAAAGCCGGGACGGCGCGCGAACCCGGAAAAGCGGTGCCGCGAGCGATGTTGGCCTCCTGCATACGCCGACCGGCGTTAATACCCTTGTTGTCGCCGGCAAGACTCTCAATAGCCCGCGCAATCGTCTCAGGATTGCCGGATTGCACAGCCGGAACAATGCGGCTGGGAATTGTGCCGTAGTTATACGCAATAGAGGTGAGCGACGCGCGCACGTTCTCCGGCAAGCGCGCCCAGTTTTCTTCCCCAACTTTGGCCGCCGCTTTTGGCACAAACTCGGTCTGAATGCGGCGCTGAAGATCGCGTTCAGCGTCCTCCTGCGACACCCGCATACCTTTTGTGACTTTCTGCACGGTGCCGTCAGGAAGCGTGACCGTATCACTACCATAGCCGGCGCGATTGGCGTTTACATCCCATTTGCCGGTCGGTTGAAATCCCTCGCGCTGCTTGATAAGCGACGTTGTCATATCTGACGCAGGCGCAGCGGTAGCTTCTTCGGGCGATACGACGCGTGTGGTGCCTTTAATGCGGTAGCCAATTATGTTCTTATTCTTGTCTTCGACCGGCTCATAATGCGGGGCGCTGACCAGCCCGCCAATGGGCGAGGACGCGCCGCCACCGAACTCAGAGTACCGCATGGTCTGCGTTTGACCAGACGGCAGCGTAATATCCTTAGTAGTCTGTTTATACTGTTGTTCCGGTGTCAACAGCACCATTTTGCGTGTGTCGGCGTCCCATTTACGCTTGGACAATACCTCATACTCGGAAGGAAAAATGTCCTTAAACGCGCCGATGGTCCGAAGATAGCCTTCCTGATCGCCTTCCGGCACTGCGCTTAATTGAGACAAGGCCAAGGAACGGATCTTTTCATTAAGTTCCTGTAGTTTGACCTTGGACTCCAGATCTAGCTTCGCGGCTTCGCGGATGTCGCGCTGACCGGCCAGTTCCATCGCCTGCGCGGTTTTAGCCGCCTGCAACTCAGCCAGCCGTGCGGCCTCGCCCTGCTGAAGCGCGCCAAGAACGTTGACGTTCGGAACCTGAAGCTCGGGAAAAGGCGAGTATTGAATTGGCATTAGTTCCGTCCGTACATATACGCGCCAAGTTGCGCGCCTTGACCAAGAGCCTGCGCCAACAAGTTCGTCGGGCCCATCGCAGCCTGACCGTAGATGGAGCCTATGTTCGCCGCGCCCTGACCAAGCCCCTGACCAAGATTGCCATAGACGTTAGCGAGCTGATTGCCTGTGTTGGCGTAAGTGCTTGCGCCCTGCGTCGCCGCACCAAGGGCCGTATTGGCGATGTTGCCGGCGGTGCCAGTGTAGATATTCGCCAGATTACCCCCAGTCTGCCCGGCAAGTCCTGACGCTATATTGGCAGCGCCTGCGCCAGTGCTTGCAAGATTCTGGAGGCCCTGCGTCGCCGCCGCCCGGTTAGCCATAAACCGCGCATAAGCGTTCTGGTATTCCTGACTACCGGCTTCCTGACCGTAGCGCGCCAGCGCCTTGCCCGTGCCGCCGCTCAACAGCCCGCCGCGTGCCGCCGCGCCGGACTCCAGAGCCCGCTGACCCTCTCGAAACCGGAATGCATATCCGGGGTCCATCTCCAGCTCAGCCTGTGTAGGCTGACGCATAAAAGCGCCTTCGGGGCCAAACAGCGCCGCGAGCTGGTTGGTCGCGCCCGCGCCAGCCTGCATATAAGGCTCTTGAAAGCCGACACCTCGACCGTAATAGCTTTCAAGCGCCGGGACGGCCGCAGCCTGCCCTTCTCTTAGCGCGCCAATACCTTCAGTCTTACCCCGCTGAAGCTCAACCAGAGCTTTATCCTGCGCTTCGCGGAGAGCCTGCGCTTGTTGCTGAGCCGCAAGCGCCTGAAACATCATGGCCTGTTGCGTGCCTTGCGCCTGTGCGTTAGCGGCGGATTGAAAGCCCATATCAGTTCTCTCTGGCTACGGTTCCGTCCGGCTGACGAACAAAACCTAGTCTTTCCAATATACCATACATGAAATCATGCCCGTCAGCGACTTTTGTATACCGCATGTCGGACAGAATTTCCTTTAACAGTCCTTTTGTCACCCAACGCCGCCGCCACTTAGGCAGGATCGACACATGTGTTTCGCCATCTCGTTTGAATATAGCGCCTATTGGCTCCTGTTCTCTAATCAAAACAGAGACTTGCCAATCGGCCGCTATATTCGCATAATCCTTGAACTCAATAGGCTGCGCCCAGTCTGTAGCCGCGTAGCCTATTAGTAAACCCAAATCCCTGTTGTCGACAATTTTTGTCGTCATATCTTGATGATGTAGAGAACGGCGTAGTTCTTCGGCCGGGTCTCCACGTTACCTGTCGTAGATGTGTTAACGGTTACGCCGGTCACACTAGCACTTGTGCTTATAGAAGAAACTTGCGACAGAGACCCTGTGCCCCCGGACGCCGCATTGAAGCCGGAATAACCTAGAGTATGAATATGCCCCGGATCGGTTACGCCATGACTATGGTTAAGATACGCGTCAGCCTGCGCACTGGCAAAAGTGCGGCCAACAGTAAGGGTCGTGCCAAAAGAGAATGTCAGGCCGGTATTAGTGGCGGTGGCGGCAGACGAAATAATAATCGTCCCGCTGTTGCTAATTTGCGTGATAAACGCGCCCGCCGGGATGCCGGTGCCGCTGATAGCTTGTCCCACCGACAACGTGCTGGTGCTGGCCACCGTAACAGTGGTGCTGGCGTTAGTGGTTGCGCCGGTTCCCACTGTCGGAGAGGACGCTGTAGCGTTGGCCGACAGAACAATAGAGTTGGTAGACACGGACGATATGGTCGTGCCGGCCGAAATACCTGTGCCACTGATTGGCATTCCGGGATAGAGATATGTCGTGTTATTGATGCCGGAAACCGTCGTGTTGCCACTTGTCGTGATACCGCTGATAACGGTCGTATCTTTGCTGGTTGATGTTGCGCGGCTGTCATACCCGCGCAAGAACTGACCGCGTAAATCCGGCACATTAAACGTAGTGCTACCGTCGCCTGCGCCCCATGTTGTGCCAACAACTGCAAACAGTGTCGCATGGGTCGCGCGAGAAATTGCAGACCCATCACAAATAAGCCAGCCGGTTGGCGCAGCCGAAGCCGCGAACGCCATGATAGCGCCCGGAGGCGCAGCCGTCGTCTGAGCGGTATCGACGTAGGCTTTAGTCGCCGCCTGAAGATTGGTTGTCGGATCCGCCGGAAGCACGACAGGGACCGTTGATACAACATCGGCGTCGTTTACAGTCAGAATAGTCGTGGCGTTAGTCTTGATAACAAGATTACGGTCGTCACTGACATCAATCGTCGAGTTGGTCGCGTCAGCCGATATGATCGTGCGCGGCGTGCCTGACGCTGAGAATTGGATCTTGCCATTATTGTCAATATCCAGCGCTTCAGCCGGAGCGACCGTGCCAATACCGACGTTCTTGTTGCTGGTTATGACGACAGGCGTGCTATCGCCCGTCGAATCTTGCGCACGAAAAATATACCCGCCGCCCGCCTGAGTTATGGTAAACGCCGCACCCGCAGAAGCGCTGGATACCACGACGTTACCCGAGAGAACAGGAGATAGCGACGTGGTCGGAGCGGAGATGTAATCGACGGTCCAGATCTCGACATCGTCGGAATCGGTCAGTTTGAATTTGTAGTTCGCTTCGCCGAGCCAGATATTGGCCTCGCCGCGCGAGTCCAGAATAACCGGGTTGCTATTAGGCGTCGCGCCGGTCGAATCCGTATAGGTCGCCTGCGGCGTGGTCGTGCCCGCAACGTAGGTGTAGAGCTTCCCGCCGACCAGCGGAGCGCCAGCAGCGTCCAGAAACTGAGTCTTGGCGGTAGGAGTTACGACAGCCATTATTCACCTATATTGCACGACACGGTCATAATGACCGAAGGGATAGCAGGGCAAAACGCCGTAGCCGCGTCAGCGTGTATCTCTACGTTTACGTCGCTCGTCGCCCACATAAGCTCAAAATAATCACCTGTATTCAGTCTTAACACAAAATTCCACGCCGCAACATAGGCTTCACCCGAGCCCTTCATCGTCACTTTAGTAGCCGAATCAGGCACATCTGTGCCGTTTATTCTAGCCCATATGAATATGTTCTTGGTGCTGACGTTGCTGCTGATAAGCTGAAGCGAAAACTGAAAATTATATGCCCCCGGCCTGTCTACATATATGCGGGATGTCGGCGTGCCGAGATAGACGCCAGCGGACAGATCCGTGGTATTGAACGTGATGGCGTAGGCCGTGTTGGGCGACGCAGCGGTCTGATCGGTCGTGTCAAAAAACGTCCCGTAGCGAAGAGACCCGCTGCCGAGCAAGACAAATACATTGTAAAGGAACCGATACCATTCACGCGTGATTATCTCGGTCAGCGTGATCGGCACCCGCGACGACGGTATCTGCGTTGTATTGTCAGGCATTCGTCGGGTCCAGTATCAGCTCAGCGCCCATAATAGCAATCTTGACCGGGTCCGTGCCGGAGATCTCATAGACGCGGTCGCGCAGTTTCAAGGTCATCCCAAGCCGCCGCCATATCGTGCGGTAGCCTGTCTGGCCGATCTTGCCCATCGACTTCCAGTGTTCGTTCGACCATGTGTGGCCGCCGTCGTCAGACCAGCGAAGCATAACCTGAGAATCCGCGCCGACCGTGATGGAGTAGGTCTGATAGTCGCGAATGTAGAGAGGGTCGCCGCCCCGCGCGTAGATAATGTCGTTGTTGCGGTCGCGTATGTATATTATCGCATTAACTTCAGCCTGAGTGTAGCCCGACAGGCCGACACCGGCTTCGCAGTCCAGTTGCAAGCTGTGCTGCGTCGTACGTTTCAAATTATTCTGGCCGGTTGGCAGAGCGCGCCATGATCGCAGCCATTTCTGAACCGAGCCGGCCTCGGTGTAGACATTAAGATCGTAGGCGTAAATACCGCCGCCAACATAGTCGCCGATGACGATTTCGCCACCGAAATTCATCTGGCAGTTGCCGCGCTGACGGGTAAAATCGTTATTTTCCCAGCCCGCACGTTCATGCCAAACGCCAGTAGATACGTCATAAACCCATGTCGTATTGGCCGTCGGGAAGTTAAGAACATAGAAGCTATGGCCGTCTTGCTGGTAGGTATAGGCCACGGCGTCTGACAATGTGTCATACTGCTGGATTTGCCACTCGACCGCGTGGGTCGAGATACGCTCGCCCGTATATCCCTTGGATCGGTAGACGATACCGTTGCCGCGCGCGTCGCGGCCGAGCCAGAACAGACCGTTATCCAGCTTGGCGACCGAATAGGCGGCGAGACAACCGATTTCGTTGAACGCGCCCTGAATACGCGCGAGCGGGAAGTCTGGAAGGCCGGCGTTATACCAGACCTCTACAGTATTAATGCCGAACAACCAGACCTCACGGTGGTCTACAATCAGCGTGACCAGATCGTCCGGCGAGCCTTCAGCGCTGGCAAAATCCAGCGCGTCAATAGACAGGCCATTGTAGGACGCCGTCACCCAGAATCGCTGGCTGTTAGGCTCGCTGAAAACAAAATAGCCGTCCAGAAAGCCAACGCCAACAGCGCCGGGAAAATCCGGGTCCGTTATCGAGCTGAACAGCGGGGAAACTGTAACATCGACGCCGGTAGCCGTAGCGGTAGCGTTCGCAGAGATGACGAAAGTGGTGCTGTTTGTAATACTGGAAATCGTTGCGCCGGAAGGTATGCCCGCGCCTGACACAGGCAATCCGACCCAAAGCGCCGACGTGTCGGCAGTCGTAATATTCGCGCTGCCGCTCGTCGTGCTGCAACTGATAACAATACTGGTATTATTATAGATGTAACCATTAGCGCCGGCAGCGATAAATAACTGCGTGCCATTGTCAACCATATTTACCGGGCTTATGCCTGCAACAGTTCCTATCTCTATATAAGCCCAATCATCGTCAATCTGATATAGCTTAGTGCCTGCGACGACGTAGCCGTAGTCGCCATACGCCCACATGCCTCGGATGGGGCCTGTCGGAAACGTCGCAAGCAGCCGCAAACCCGGCGCGCGCTGAAGCCATGCGGCTTCTTTGCCGCCCTCAGGAATAACTTCCGGGTAGAGATTGACCATGCGCGCATCGGCCGCATTCGGGCTGCGCGTGACATAGCTGGACCCGAGGATGGGGGTCTTCATTAGTAGTTCCCGGCGTAGATGTTATAGCGCTGACGCGTGCCGACAATGCTGTAAGGCAGCGCCATGATGTCGTCGGGGTTGTTGATGCGCTTCAGATTGCGCTTGCTATACATGGCAATACGCTGCACCTGCGCGGACGGTTCGATACCGAACTCAGGTGCAATTTCGCAGGCCAGATTATACCGGAACGCCCGTAGATAGCCCGGCGGGAAAGTCAGCGGCGTAGCGAGGCCAGCCGGCCCCGTCAGTTCCTCGACCGAAATAAAATGCCACTCCAGAAGCCGCAAGGGCTTCGGATAGATATACATTTCAATGTCGGGAAACGTGTTATTAACGAAGATGACCTGCGGATAGGTGCTGGTAACAGTTTTAACAGCGATACCGTTATACTGCTGCTGATTGATGAACTTTATACCGTAGGAGACGTTGGTCTGCGGGTCGCGGAAATACGTCGAGTCGTCCAACAGAACAGGGCGATTGCCTACGAAGTTACCCGTCGGGCCAAGCGTGCGGAACAGCTCGCCCGACGGCCAGTTAAAAACTTGGTCCTGTGTCGAAAATACCGACAGCCGCTCGGTGTTCCACGAGTCGATCATCTGATTCAGCGCTGTCAGAGCGTCCTGCGACGTTTCGGCCGAGGGAGTTTCGCCCTCTGCGAGGACGCCCAGAAGTCTCAGGGCTCCGTTGATCTGCTCGCCCGCTGTCGTCGTCATTCGGATCGAACCTTTCCCAGCCGTTCTGCTCGTCGGCGTCGGCTTCCAAATCCATAGTAGCAACTTTCACCCCGTGCTTGGGGTGACGAAGATAGATTACAGCCATTTTTCACCTATGGTAAGGGCCGAGCGGCCCGTAGGCCGCCCGTAGGGTTGATTTAGGTGAGAACTGGAAATTCCCACTTGCCGGCCACCGAAGTGAACAGCTTACCAGCGCCCGTGGCGTTGGTCGTCGTGGCCAGCGAGCCCGCCGGAGCGGTCGTGGTCGTCGTGCCAGCCGTGATGGCCGTGGTCAGGAAGTAAAGCCCGGCCGTCGCATTCGAGATGACCGGGCCGCTCGTCGCCGTGGACGTGAACGTGCCAGAGACCGTTGCCGTCGTCAGTGTCGAGCCCGTGATCGTCGAGCCAGAGATGGTAGCGCCTGTGATCGTCGTGCCAAAGACAAGCTCCGGGTCCGCGAACGCAACGCCTACCGCTTTGGTATTAGGCATAGAGCCCTCCTTAGCCGATACGATAGATCGTGTATGCGGCCGTGCCCGTGCGGCGGAAGCGGAAGCGAGCCGAAGCAGCATCCGCGACGACCGCGTTGCCGACGATGGTGTTGCCAGCGCCCGCACCAAACGTCACGTCATTCGCCGCGTTGTCACCAAGGTTGATGACGACGACATCGAACGCCGAGTTCGTCTTGATGCTGGGGAAAGCCGCATCAATCAGCGCGCCCGTCGGGAACGTGTAGGTGCCGGCGTCCGTGCCGCCCGAGTCGACGGTGATAATGCCGTTGGCGAGATTGCCAACAGTAACCGTGACCGTCGCGCCCGTCAGCGCGCTCGGGGCGGGCTGCGGGGTCATAAGCGGCTCGGTCAGCGCGCCAGCGCCGAGCTGATAGCCGCCAACGGCGTTGGGAATAAGCGGATCCGGGCCGAGGGTGTCGAGCGGGTAAGCAGCGCTCTGCGTAACGGGATCATAAGCAGCCATGATTCATTGCTCCTGAATTAGAGAAAAAGACGGGGCCGAAGCCCCATCTGATTAGCCCCAAAGGCGAACTGCCATCTGCGGACGAATGACGCTGTAACCATACAGAACGTCAATACGGCAGGGCAGTCGGTCGTTGTTGATGTCATACTGACGGACAACGCGGAGCGAGATACCATTGTGGACCTGACGCGAGGCCATGTCGACACCGTTCGGCATAAGCAGATCGGCCGTCGCGAACGCAATCGCGTCACGATGGTAGATCAGGTTCTGCGGATACTGGGTCGACGGCGAGCCAAGGAAGGTGACGGTCTTGCCGGACTGCGGCAGAGCGTCGACCGTCGCAAGAGCCTGCGAAGCCGAATACATCGCGTTGACCTTGATCGTCGCCGTGGTGGACGCCGTAACGTCTTCAAGGCAGACGAACTGGAAGAGCGAGCCGGTCGACTCACGGGTCTGCGGGTTGACGGCGAAGCAGTCAGCGACCGTAAACACGTCGCCGGCCTTGACGACCGTCGAGCCGAGGCCCGTGACGACGATGCTGGTCGCGCCTTCTGACGTAACCGTAGCATTGACCGTCAGCGTGCCCGTGCGCGAGCCGGTCGTGAACTGCTTGATCGACTGCGACATATTCAGCTCGTCATAGCCGAGAATGCCTTCGCCGAACATGCCGTTCTTGAACTGCTTCGAGATCGCCGAAACCGGGTTGAAGAGGCCCTTCATGCCTTCGATCAGCGCGGCGTTCGCAGCCGGGTTGACCGTCGCATAGCGGGGCGACATGACCGCAGCGTTCTCGTTGAGCTTCTGCTGAGCCTGAAGCAGAACGAGCGACGTGGCGGGCGTCGTGCCCGGCGTGCCGACCGAGTTGCCGATGTATTTGAAGGCGTTCGCAACGTCGGCGTCGATGGACGACGCGAGCTGCGAAATACGAGGCTTCAGAACACGCTCAGCGAAATCGTCGAGCTGCATGGTGAGTTCGGCAGTCGTGAAGTTGACG